CTAATCTGTCAATAAGAAAAATGGATATAAATAAATTAATTGACAATTTGGCTTTTTATCAAAAGAGCGTAGGGATACTGTACTACTTTCGTAGTTTAGAAAGATTATAAACTGCTAGATTATAATTCTAGCTGTTTCTTCTCGTCTTTTAACAATAGTATATCTACTAAAGTTAAATGACTTTGTTTAGAAAGAGCAGAAATACCAGGATGGGTACTATCATCATTTAGAAGTCTCGTTATCTTTTGGTTTAGAGACTTTCTCTCTTTCTTTTTTATCTGGATTTTTTCTTCCAGATGTTGGTAGTGTGTTTGCATTGGTGTCTACCTCCTTTATCCTTTTAAAATCGTAACTTAAAGTCTTGTTATCTATTACGATCTTAGCAGCTTCACTTGGCACACTTGCTTGGGAAGCCGTGTCTAGATTTTTAAATGTTTCAGTTGCAGTAAATGAAACTGATCCAGACCAGAATTTTTCGTACTTACCCATTTGGGTAATCTCTTTCCTTAATCATTTCTAAATAGTGAATGGCTTTATTGATGTCTTTTATTTTGCCTTTTTTTTTGTGTCTACAGATGTATTTTATAGCGCAACCCTCTGAAAATTCAAGTCTATTTTCGTTTATGAATTGTGCTGGTTGGATCTTCATATCCTTGTAATGATTTCCGTCTACTTGCTTTTCCAAGCTACTATAAATTATTGGTTTAAACATATCCGAATTTGTCATTTTATTACTTGAATACTTCTTGCTTTTCCTCTTATTCTTTTTATCCATCCACGTTCCTCTAAATTATTAATATAAACATTAATTGAATTTTTTGATTTTAAACCTACCGCCTCCGCAATTTCTTGATACGAAGGCGGTATAGTTTTTTTAGAAATATAGCTTTTAATAAACTTAAAAAGTTTTAGTTGCTTTTCAGTTAAGCCATATTGCATATGTTTCCCTTAAAATTGATCGTCAAATCCATCATTAGTTGCTGGTTCATTAACTGCTGGTTTATCTCCGCCAGTTCCAGTTTTCTTGATGGTAATTTTTAGATCCTTATTTTTTTGGATATAGCAAGCAGCCTCACACCAGGTTTCAGTTATAGTAAAATTCTTTCTATAAGGTTTTCCCGATTTTGGATTTATCTTCTCACTATCGACCAAAATTAAATCTGGTTTATTATCGCCAGGTTTTTTATCTGGGTTCCTCTTCAATGAAAAGGTACATACCCAGTTTGGGTCGTCTGGTTTTTTAAAATCAGCCATATATATTATCCTCCTGTAAATTGCTGGTTTCTATTTAAAAAGGCTTGTTTTAATTTTTCATACCTTTTTAAATCTTGTTTCTTTAACTGTGTTAAGAAATCTTTATTTTGACTTTTAATCATCTCTAAGTTTGCTTGATGACTTGCGTTTTTAATTCTTTCTAAAATGATTGTTTCCTGGTTTAAATCTATACCGGTATTTTCATTATTATTATTTTTTATATTCGATAATTCTTCTGAACTATAAATATTACCATGGATACCAAGAGCTTTAAGAATAGCTCTATCCGCAGCTCTCTTTTCAGCAACAGCTACAGGAAATATAAAATCATTATTAAGAGGGGAAACTTCTCCAAGTGTATAAAAACTTTTACCGTTAAATGTTGCAACAGCTTTAACTACTGCACAACCTTTTTCTAAATTACAATGTTTAATTTCTACATTGGTTTCAATATTATAAGTGTTGGCTAATTTTTCTAATTCTAAATGTTTAATGGCAAACTTACCTGGACCAATCTCCCACATACCACCATTAGCTTTTAACTTTGTTATTTCGTTTTCTATTTTGTTGATATTAATAACTCTACCCATAATAACTTTCTGATAGCCAGATGTATGAAAAAGGGGAAAGATTACTGCCTGTAATAAAACCCTTGTCTAACATCTCTGTCAAACGCATCTGGCTACCGTTATTAGTAAAGAGATGACTTATAACTAACAGGGAGATAAGAAAAACAATCAATATAAGGAGCAAACCTTTTAAATTGTTTTTTTTCTTTACTAATTCTGTTTTTAGCAACCAAGATTGAGGATTAATCATTGAGTTATCTTCCCTCATACTAAACCCCACAGTTTCATAGCTGCTTGTTTATGATCTCCTAAACCGTTCCAAAAGAAATGGTCGAAATCACATGGAATATCTTGGAACCAAGTAGTTTTACCAGCATGGTTTTCCATTACTCTTTCTCTACGTTTGGCAACCATTGCCATTTTATTTAATTGAAGTTCTAAATTTTCTGGTTTTAAATCATCGCAATTATCTGAATTAAAAATATTATAATTACTTTCGTTTAAAACTAATAAGTGAGGTTTCTTTTTTTTATTATTGGCTAACCAATAGAAGGCAACTTGTAAAATATGATCTTGCCAACCTAAATAACCTTCGTCTATTTTAGGTAAAGAATAATTAGATGTACCATCTTTTCTTGGTCTGTTTTTCTTTCTCCATTTGGTTTTTATTTCAACAAAATTATTTTCATCTTCTATATCTATTCTGCCAATACAGGGTAGAAGGCAATTAGGTAGCTCCAGGCTAACGGATCTCTCGCAATCTATTGGAGCTTTTAATCCTATTTCTCTTAAACCACATTTTAATTGTTGAAATGTTAAAGCTAAACCTTGTCTATTTATATCGTGCTGTTCTCTATCTCTTTGATCTGCGGGATCATATAAATTAAATTTTTCTATAATTTTTTCAAAAACTTTTCTTTGCGGTGGAATATCTTTTCTAACTAAACCTTTTCCTTTAACATAATCCCAAACATAATTACCAAATTGTAATTGCGCCATATCGCCAATACAAACT